AATCAACATATCCATTCAATTCGAACTCTCTTGGAAGGACATTGATAAACGATATCACGTTTTCGTTGATTGGATTTGGAACTGTAAGATAAGTGAAGTGTATCTTATCACTATTCTTTACGTTCTCGTATCGTTTGTGGACGTTCTTCTTCTTAAGTAAGTGGTTATAAAGTAATGCACCCCTAACGTGTATGGGTGTACCCTTACCATAAATGCTTGTTGCATCTGAATATTGTGCGAGGTTATTGCAACCTCTTGGTGATGCAATCTCTTCTACTGGAAGGTTTCTAAATTCCTTTCGTGCAGTCTCTACGAAGTCCCATACCTCTTCTTCGGTTCCATTCATAACAACCTTTAACACTTCAGTTAGTTTACCTCTAACCCATTGTGGTGTACTGGATTTTGCAGTCTCAATACCCATCATTTTTAGTTTAGGCTCTGCGAGTCGAACACCTTCGTTGTCCAATACGTTTAGAATGTATCTTTTCTTTGCAGTCCATATTCCTCTATCTGCAATTACCTCACGACCCATAACCATTTTCTGTTGGAATGCGTTAGTATAATCTGCGAGGTCGTCATATCCTTTAGTCAATACGTCAAGAATCTTATCTTGTCCTGCACTGTTTAAGAAATCGACAATCTTAGACTTGGGTGTATCTTCGGGAAATAACTTCTGTACCATTTTGTCAAAGGACACATAAATCGAATCGGTATCCATTGCGATTACATAATCTTCGTCCGTTCCTAGTGTTTCATTAAGGAAAGTGTTTATAGTGTTTTCTGCAGTTTTAATAATCATTTGACCTGCAGTTGTAATCCCTTCTGCAAGATTAGGGTCGAAGAATGCAAAGTATTGATTTGCAAGAGCACCATAGGCACTATTGAGTGCAATTTTTCTGACCTGTTGATTGTTGTATGCACGTTTGATTAAAGTATCGAGTTCTTTTCGTCTTGGTCTATCTGCCTGTTGATATTCAATTTGATAGTCAATCATTTTCTTCTTCCACTCTTTTCTTTCATCATAGAATTTCTCCATGAGTTCAGGAAGGAATCCTTGTCTATCTCTTGAGAACTTCACTCCGTTAGGTGTAACAGTTTGATTCTTTTCTACAAGTTCTGATAAGTCATGTTCTCTATCCAGTAACTTATCAATGTTAAGAGTCATTAAGTCTCCTTTAATCATTTTCTCAGGACTGATATTGTACTGCATAATAATATGTGGATACAATGAGTTCAAGTCAAATGATACAACCCAATCGTGTTTTCCAACGATAGGTTCTTTAACGTACGCACCAACAATAGAATGATGTTTTGTCTTCTCAAGTTTTTGTGGTGGTGTTTGAATACCTTGTTCTTTTAAGAAATTGTAAATAATGGTTTCCCAGTATTTTACCATTCCAAAAGTATCTGAATAATTACACTTCGCATTGTAAGCCATAGTCAAGGTCAATTCCAATAGACCAAGTTTATCTTCTAGGTCTTCAACAAGTGTAACGTCTTTAACGTTATATTCTAGATATAGGGGATAGTTATTCTTGTAAAGTGTATGTAAATTTCCATATTCAGAATAGTCAATCTTTTGTTTATTTAATTCAATATGTGAAATGTGGTCAAGAGAATAAGATTCCTGATTAACAAATGTTCTTTGTTTGTATAGTGCCATGTAATCGATTACATTGATTCCGTACAGATTGAACACCATGACTTTATTACCATAATTGTTTGTGTAATCTCTTACGTCTGACATATTCCAAGGCGAAAACTTTTTATGTGAACCCTCTCCAAATAACTTATCAACACGATTACAAAGATAAGTCATATCGAATGCATCAACATTCCAACCAGTGATTACGTCAAAACTTTCTTTACGCCAGTATTTGATAAATGCTTCAAGTAGGAATGCCTCGTTCTGACATTCATGGTAGATAACATCTGCAGGACAATCATGCCATGGGCCGATACCAAAGGTATGTGCGTTATGTCTAAATGGTTTGATTGTGATTGCGTTGACTTTCTCTTCTGCGAGAGTTGGTTCGGGGAATCCGTTTTCTGACTCACACTCAATGTCGAGTGTTGCGATTTTGATTTGATTATAGTTCCATTCAATATCACCTTGAAACTTTTCTGCGATATAGGTGTAGATATACTTGTCGTATCCATGTATTTCAAATCCATCGACTTGGTTATATTGTTCACGGAATTTTCTTGCACCACCCATAGTGTCAAGATTAACTGGTTCTAGAGGTCTTCCGTCAAGAGAACGGAATGCTGTGTCACCCTTTTTGGAAAGAACATAATGATTAGGTCTGTATGCGACCTTCATCATATGTTGTTTTTTACCTTGATAACCCTTTACGAGTATTTTGTCACGAGTACGACATACATTAGTATAGAAATCCATAATATAATTATATCAAATGAAGTCTATTCTGTCAATGTGCTTCTTGTTGGGTGTAGTAATCCTTTTACTGCGTTCAGTTTGTCTTGTGCATCTGCTAGTTTTGCAACTTCCATATCCATTGCACCAACTACATCAGGGTGTTCCCCTATACCAGCTGGTTTCTCGTTATAAACTTGAATGTTTGCAGTGTGAACTGCAATATCGCCTTCATATTTTTTTTGTAATGCTCTTAGTAAATCTGCCATATTAATTTCCTGTTGCGACTTTATAATTAGTTTCAAGATTTGGTCTGACCTTGAAAATGGTCACTATTTGTTTTTTTGGTATCTTGTAGTTATATTCTCTTGCGAACGGTAACCAAGGCGCAAGATTAATTTCCATTCTATCTTCAATTACTTGTTGCACACATAATTGTGCATCTTGTATTAGAACGGTATTACTAAAAAGGGTTTCAGTTACATATCCCATGATAACTTCACCACCTAAAAGTTTTATTGCCTTTATGTCTGTAGTACTAAACACTTAATACTGATTCTTGTAATTCGATAGAACGTCTACCAACTTGTTTAAACCAACGTGAGTCTTCCATTTCAACTGCCATTCTTTTCCAATCACCTTCAACAACTGCACTCCACATATTGTTGAATTTTCCGAAACGAGTTCCACCTAGATTGAATGTCATATTGACTAAACAATGTTGAATTTCTTCGGGTAGGTCATAAAAGTCTGAACCACCTTTTGATTCAAACACATGAATTGTTTCTTCAACGTGTTTGTCAAAATCATATTCATAGACAGCGTCTACTCTTTCTTGTGAGACTGGTGTACCTACTGGTAATCCATGTTCGTCATCACTATCTTTAATTAGATGTCCAACTCCAAAGGTTAAATATCCTAGTGAGTCTTCGTAGACCTCAAGGACTTCTCCTTCATGTCTCTTTATCTGTTCCTTTAATATCTCTTTGTTCATTTTTTTCCTTTTCCACTTGATGTTCGATGAGTTCGACCAAAATGTCTCCCATCAGTTTGTTTAATTCCTCATTATTTAGTAATTCTTCTAGGTATTCTTCACTAGGTTCTACTCCATTAGGAACTCTTCTAATTGTTCTTTGGAAGTTAAGATGAGGTTTGTCGTCTTCCATTTGCACTTCGCCGTACTGATACACTAGACCATCCCATTCACCACCCTGCAATTCTATACCTGCAGTTTTATCATCGGGGTTCTCTACTACTCTGTAGACCCCGTCATTAAATAGTTCATCCGTCATGGCAAAATGCGATATGGTTTTTACTATATCGTCCTAATCTCTTATATTGTTCAAATACATTACTGAATGAATGTTTTAATCCTTTAATGTAATGTTCATAATTTCTTTGGGTTACAAATGCATTGAAGGCAATATGACCCTTGTTAATCTTATTTAGGTTATCATAAAATTCTGTTGACCTGAACTGTTCAGGTGTTCCACTTGGCCCAAATATATCAACAAAAATGTAATCGTACTGCGTGGTGCAGGTTTCTACGAACTCAAATGCATCACCAACAACACAAGTAATTCTATCGTCATTAGGCATATGGAAATAAGTTTCACCTATATGTCTCAGGTCAAATATATCAACACTAGTGATATTCATTTGTGTATTTCTATGTAAGTAAGACGGGATAACTCCACCACCAGTTCCTAAAACTAATGCACGTTGCGAAACTGTAGGTGTACTAGGAAGGTCATTGTAATTTAACACTTGAACTATTTCTTTAGCGTAAGTCTTTTGTAGTTCATGAGGATATTTCTTCTTCAGTGAAGTTTGATTCAACTCACCGTTGAACTCTAAAATTACACACTGTTGAGTTTCTCTAACTGCAATCTCAACACCATTTACTATTTCTTTATATATTACTTCACTCATAAATTCTAACTCCAAATGAACTATCGTTCATAATTGCTTTGTGGATTCCTAAAGACGCTTTTCTAGTCCCCATAGCTCCACCTGCAAATGTATCCACGACTTCTCGTTCCTGTAAATCTTTCATTGTTACATAGTGCATATACGCACCAATTCTTTTTCTAACCTCTTCAGGTACATCAACTTCTTCTTCATATACCATATGGTCAATAGACTTGTTTACTAATTGATACCCAATTTTCTCATTTACTAAAAGGTACACAATCAATCCTACAGGTACAGAACCATATTCAAACAAATAGTATTCAACTGAAGGGTCATTCCAATATTCATATTTGGTAATTGCATCTGCCATTCCTTTGGATAACCACTTAGTTTTTTCAACGTCCCTCTTCCATTTTAAGAATGCATTGTTTATTTGTTCTACTGCAATATCAGGTTTGTTTAATTTTCTATAAGCGACTTCAGGATTTTTTAGTAATCTATTAACACCCTTTTTGGTTCTCCACCTGTTATTCATTTTTTCCATGTTAGTATCAACATGAGAATAATAGTTATAGGTTTCAAATTCAGTATCTAATTCTAATCCTTTCTTTTCTAACCATAATGATTCTTCTTCATTACCCAAGAATTTTTTACATACATTCTCTCTCAATGCATCGAATACTAATTCTTCATTTGCTAATGAACCACTTGCACTAATTGGTAATCCTTCAAGTCGTTTGTAAATGTGTTGGAACATTTGAACGTGTTTCAATACTATGACGACTAAGT